TGTCTTTGCAAATCCTGCTATCAGATTAAAATAATCATCTGCTGCTTGCTCTATAATGGCATTAGCCAATAGCTGATAGTTATAGTCACTCCCTGCCACTGATAAGCTCCTTCCCACGTCCGTCTTCCCACGTCCGTCTTCACAAGTGATAGGAATATCCTTACCGCCGTTCACGGCAAGCAGTTTCTTTCCTAGAGTCTGAATCTCATAAATCATTCTGCGTTTTTCTGTAGGACTCATAGGCTTTTCAGTATTTTTTTTGTTTGACATAGCAGTTACCTCCCCGTACTTCCCCATCCACTAGCATTTCTTCCACTTTCGGAAGGGTCAAGCTCGTCTACCTGTTCCAAGTCAGCAAGCAGTACTGGGATAAGAACAAGCTGTGTGATCTTGTCTCCCTTCTGGAACGTGTACGCTTCGTCTCCAAAGTTATAAAGTCTCACCTTAATTGTTCCTCTGAATCCGCTGTCTACTACACCGCCTGCAGTGATTATGCAATGGTTTACGTTGAGTCCAGACTTCGACTCAAGTTTTCCAAAGTAGCCAATAGGAATTTGTACTGCTACTTTCGTGTCAATTACGATTGACTTACCTGATTCAAGCGTGAACTCTTCCGGGGTGCGAATGTCAATTCCTGCATCATCGAAATGTGCTCTTTTCAGCGGATAACCGCCGTCATGTACTTTATACTTCATAAAATGTTTCTCCTGTTTTAGTGTTTATCAACGTAGGTTTGATGTATGTTCCGAGTACATAGTTTTGATTTTGTTCTTTTGGATACGGCAGAATCGGATAATTTAATGCTTCTTTCCACTTCTTTTTCAAGTGCTTATCTAGCGTACAAAAGTACACATATCTGTTCTTTGCACTTCTTACTACACGTATAGGGTTGCTTCTTTCCTCTTGTGTATAATGCCTAGAATGTTTATTCTTTCCACAATAAATGTCTGTTCTGCTTTTTGTCTGTCCCGTATAAATGAAATTGCAAGCCTGATAAATATATCCGTTGTGGTGCATTGCTGTATCTGAGTAAGAAACAACTATGATATTGAGTGGTCTTAATCTTCTCAGACAAGCTCCTACAAATTCAGATAATGGAAGTCTAAAATCTTCTTCTCTGCATAGTCTGTTCAATTCGTAGACGTTTTTTTTTGTATTGTTCTCCGCATATTCCCTTGCAAAGATAAGGTGAAGCCGGTTTCCCAAATGTGCATACTGCTTGTAATTTCCCATACACTTTCCATCCGAACGCATATGTGATAGACGGGATTCTCCCGGAATAGTGCCTAGGAAGAAGAAAATCTATAGCTTCTTTAGTGGACAGACATAGAACTTCTCCTAACATCCGTCCTGCTCCTTATCCTTGTGGTCTTTCATAACGCTTGCAGCTGTAGCAATCGCAACGCAAACCACGAAAAACAGTACAACTGCCAGAATTAGTGCAAGCAGTCCAAGAACGATACTTGCCAATACTGATACAATACTCATAATTCACACTCCTTTTTATAAAAGCATTGGAGAGTTTTGCAAAGAAACTCTCCAACGTTATTTGATTAGCCGAGAATGTCCCTCAAGTCAAAGTTCTTCTTCTCTACCGGAGATTCATCCGCTGCGGACTCTTCCTCTGTATCTTCGTCAAATCCTTCTACGTGCTCTTTCTCGTATCCGAGGTGAGCATAGGTATTGCCCTTTGCATCTTCATTGTGAACAACATTAGACTTGAGATACTTTCCGAGTAAATCCTGTTCGTCAATCTCTGTCCCTGTAGAAACATCCAGAACGGCTTCTGCCATAGCAGAGAAAGCTGCCATAGCTCCGTCATTTACAGAACCATCACTGTTCAGCAGATTGTATCTCTCTGTGAGCTTCTTTCCATCCTTTGTTTCAAAGGTAACAGTCATTTTTCCAAAGTCCTCTTTGTACTCTACCTTTGAAACCTTGAAAATGTACGTCCCCTCCGGGAGAGGTTTGAAACCACCTGTAAGTCTGATCTTAGCCATTGTATTAGTCCTCCTTAATTTTCTTTACTGAAAATCTATATGTCTCTGTAGGCTCTACAGTTACATACTTGTCGTATACTCCGTCCTTCTGCATCTGTTTTGTGTCAACCTTTTCTTTGTTGCTAACAGACACAGAAGTTACAAAGTCATAATGCTTACCGTGAAGTGTTACTGTCTTGTCTCCCGGCTTAAACTTGCTCTGCTCTGCTTCTTTGATAAGCTCTTTCAGAGTCTTTAACCGCTTTTCGTCGTCAGCAACTTTAGCAGAGTTTTCTTCAATCTTTTCTGTCAATTCTTCTGCTTCTGTGAGCATCGCTTCAATGTCAGAAGTTGGAGAAAGATTATTGTCTCTAAGAACTTTCAGAATTTCCGCATCTGCCTTTTCATCATACTTTGGAGATATGCCAGTATCAACGTGATTCTTCCACCACTTACGAACTTCCGATACAGTCTTTGCCATATTCGGATAACGCTCTGACAGCTTAAATGGTCTTACAATCGTGTTTTCTGCCGTGCACTTGTAGTCCTCCGGGTTATCGTAATCAGATTCATCCAAGAAGGAACAAACCATAATTACATCATCCACACCAAGAAGATAAGCGTAGAGAGCTGCCTGTAAAGCGTAGTATTCCGGGACATCTTCAAGCCAATCTTCTGAACGTTTTGTGGTTTTCATTTCCAGAACGGTTGTAGGCTTTCCGTCTTTGTCTACAAGAATGAAGTCCCACATGCCGCCGAGCATCTTATCTTCTGGAAAGAAGTCTCCCCACGTCTTTTTGAAGTAGTCTTTTCCGTACTTATCTGTAGGAGTAACAAGGTTTGTCATGAAGTAGCTGTGCTTCATGAAGTCTGCCTGTTTCGGCTCAATGGCTTTTCCTGCTCTGGTATAGATAGTGTCTACAAACGGTTCCTCATAAGTCCGAGTAATAGCACACCAAGCAGAGAAGGGAGTGTTCCACTTGTTAAGTCCCATGATTGCGGCAAATCGTGTTCCGGTAATCTTCTTTGGCTTCTTTGGAGGAACTACCGTGATAGTTCCATCGTCATTCCACTTCATACGTACTCCCTCCAATGTTTAGAGAAGTAGCTGCTCCCGCCGATCTTCTTGCAAATCTGCCTGAGTCCGGCAGCTTTCATAGCGTTTTTCGCAATCAGTCTCTTCCACTTACGCATTATCCTTTTCCTCCAGTTCAATAAACTTGTTGATATACCAGCTTGCTTTCTTTACGTCTTCCATCCCGTTCTTTCTCATACAGCGATACAGATATTTGAAAGCATTTCCAAGGCAGAAGCCTTTTACTACTTCTGTTCCGAGTGCTTCTGCCATAACGTCTATGCACTCAAACTTTCCTGTCTCATAGTGTGATGGATGGTTTACAGGGTCTTTGCTGTACTCTTTAGAAACGTCCATCATGTAAATCACTCCTTATACTGTGCAAGCATTTCGTTGATCTTGTTCACAAGCTGTTCGCACTGAGAACGTGTTACCTTTGTCATTCCTTCGGTCTTCATAGCGATTGTCTGCACAAACTCTTCCTGCGACTCATCCTTGCTCATAAGCTCCTTGCAAGCTGCCTTGAGTGCCTTAATCTGCAAATCATCTGCCTGCTCGTCTGCTCCGGTCAGCTTGATCTTTGCTTTCTTCCTGTCTTCTGCTGTAGCAGGAGTGGACTTCTTAGCAGTCTCCTTCTTCGCTTTCTCTGCCTTTTCCACATTCGGAGGGGTGATCTCTTCCGGTTCCTCTGTCTCTGTTTCACCGAGAGTAGCGTCTACTTCATCAGGTTCCGTAATGTCAAGAACGGTCATCCAGAGATAACGCCTGAGATAGGTAATTGACATTCCAACTGTCTGTAACTTATTCGTTACGATTGCACCAGACTTTGAAATAATCGGGTCATTCTCACGGAATGGAACAGAAAACACAAGAGGTGCTTCGTCCGGGTTGTCTGCGTTATAGACCTTCATGCTTGCTGTAGTCTCGTTAATGTCCGTCTCTGTCACAAGTCCTACGCTTGCAAAAATACGGATTGCGGGAGGAACAATATCCTCAAGCTCAAAGTACTTGAACTCAAGTTTCATGTTCTTTCCAGACTTCTGTACCTTCTTGTTGAGAAAATACAGTCTTGCTTTTGCCAACTTCTGTCTTACATTCATGTCCTTGTAAATGCTTGCCATTTCTTTTGTCCTCCTTAATCAAACAAACTTAGGCAGTCTTTTTTCAGAGAATTGATTCTCCGTGTATTCTTCTTAGGTGCTTTGATACCTAGAAATTTTCTGATTTTTTCTTTTGCTACTTTTAAGTACCAGTCTTTGTTGACCGCATCAATCGTCAATTCGTTGTTGTTATCAACAATGCAGTGCTTCGGAAGAGAAGGAACTTTTGCTCTGCTGCCTGTTATCGCATGGACTTTATAAAGTGTTCCATAAGACAAGTTATTTGTAGCGTATACCCGGTTCACTTTTTGTACTTCCCAAAACGTAGTTCCTATTTGCTGTAGGCAAGTCTTATACTTGCTTCCTACTTTGCTGATGATCTGATATTCCAAAACATCGTTAGTATTGGCTATTGTCTCTTCGGGCGGAGTGCCTTTTACAAAATAATCAATGATAGCTTTACTGATTACTCGTGCATTGTTGTTTATCTTGAAAGCACCGCCAGAAAGGTTGTCCCACGCATGGAATCCCATAGCTGTAAAGTCTATGTTTGCATTGGTAAGAATCCCTCTTACCAAGTCACCGCCTTTAACCTTCGGATTACCTTCTGTAGGAACCTCAACGTAATTGTTTACATCACGCTGAACGATTTTCTTTATGAAGTCCTCTTCCAGTTCAAAGCCTGTTCTGTCCTGCCATTCCTGCGTGATCTCTTCCCACTTTGGTTCATCTGCATTGTCCAGACTTACCATAATTCCATCTGTATTTAACTGTATTACTCTCAAAGACGGAATTTCTTTTACACAGTGCATTGCCAGTTCCAGTAAGAAAAGCTGTCCTGTAATGCAAACGCTCCTGCACATGAGCGGATCATATAATGCGTTCATTGCATACCCTTTAATGGGCTGTCCTTTTTTATTAAATCCGTCTGATAGTCCGTTTCCCATGCACCCATAGGTCGTATTCAGAACGAGCTTTAAGGCGTTGGCTGTAGCTTTGTCTCCTGCTTTCTTTGCCTTTACTCTTGTTTCAAGAGTATTAACGTAGATTTCCGGAGAAGGAATCGCTCTGCTGCAGAATCCGTAATCCTGTCCTGCACTTAAAGGAATCGTCATTAAGTGCGGATAGTAGCTTGCCACGTCTTTATTCCGGATTGTCCGAGACTCTGTAGCTTCCTCAACGTAGTGCGGAATCGCACCGTGGATACCTCCGAACGCTATAGTTACTTCGCAATCTCCGATCTTAAAATCAAGTTTTGCTCCTGTGTGTTTCTTTCCGTGTTCGTCATATCCTCCGAAAAGCTCATAGTTTGGAATTGCCTTGTTGTGAAGCTGGTCAAAGAAATCGAATACTTCCTGTGGAATGTATTCTCTTTTCAGCTTATCCGGAATTTTATAATCTCTTTCGTCCTTCCACGGATTTATCAGCGGTTCCGCTTGCAGATATACAGACGTGAGCTTTGCGTTGGTCATATACATTGCCCGGTCTGCATCCAGTCCTCTTTTTGCTCCTACATTGACCTTGTTCTGCAAATATCCCTGTCTGAGCTTGTAAAGAATGTCTGTAGCATCAACATCGTATCGGCAATAATATTCAGTCTGCTTTTTCTCTTTGTCTGTCAGCGGTCGATCAATATTGAAATCAACCTCTGTTTCCTCAATGGGAATTCCTAAGTGGGCTTCAAATCCTTTAAGAGAGGTTCCATCTTGACAATCGTCAAGAAGATCAAAGCTCTTAAAGTAGCACCTGTACTCTTTTAACTCTGGAATATCCCATCCGTTCATATCGTCCACGATGATTTCATCGTTGACACGCTTCACATCTTCCGGGGAAAATCCACACAGAATTGCTTTAAGAATGTGATTGTCGTAGTGCTTGCAGTTGAATCCTCCTAGAATTGGTTCGCGTTCCATGAAGTCAAGAACTGCTTCGTTGTCATTCCAAATAGACGTGTATTCTTTGGTATCTTCACTTTTAAACACTACAAGCCAGTCATGAGCGAAAACCTCAATATCAAAGATATATATGTTATCTATCAAATTTTTCACTCCAATCTTTAAGAAGCACAGTTCCTATGAAAGAGCTTGCAATACCCAACAAAAGAAACTGCCATCCCGAATACCACGGCTGATAAATTCCACATTCTGCGGCATAGTCGCTGTTTCCCGCTACACCCATCAGAAGAAAGAATCCTGTGATAATAAAAATTTCTCCAATTCTCCATTTGATTTTCTTTTTGCGCTTCATCGTCTTTCTCCTATCGTGCATCCACATTTTCTGTAGTGAGTACATCTACGTTTATACGATTTCTCTAATCCTATGCTGCTGTCGATATAGTCGTAAACCATTGGAGACTTTTTGCCCGGAAAAGTACGTGCTACTCGTCCTACAGACTGTACGATAACAGCATAGTCCTTTTGAGGAGTAACAAGATATAACCGGTCAAGCCGGGGAATGTCCAGTCCTTCTTTCGCAAGTTGATATGTAGCAAACAAGTAATGATTCTTCCCTGTTCTCATATCTTCTATAGCCTGTTCTCTCTCTGCCTTATCTTTCCTGCTTGTCATTTTTCCGGTTATGACTTCTGCTGCTCTTTGCTCTTCCTGCGGGAGTAGTTTCTTTAGTTCTTCTAAGTGACTTACTCTTTCAGAGAGGATTAAATTGTAATGATTCTTATTGTTCACTAAGTCTTTCAGAATACGTCTATTACGCTCCTTAGACTCCGTTAAGAACGTTATCTCTTTCTGGTAGTTTATCGTACCATCGGTATTTAAAACGCTGTAATCTAGGCAAATTTGAGTTGTTACCGGTATCACAGTAACCTTCATCACCCGGTCTTTTACTGCTTCGTCCGGGACGGTATAAACTACGTTGCCAAGATAAGCAAAAGTCGCTTTAATCATCCCGTCTGCTCTGTGAACTGTAGCAGACAGTCCGTATTTATGCCTTGCCCGGAGATTATTCAGAACTTTGCTGAACATTGTTACTGCTGTAGGTGTTCCTGCTACTCTATGGCATTCGTCTACTATAATTGTGTCCCATGTGTCTTTGTACTGCTCCAAGTCCAATTTGCACATAGTCTGAATCGTAGCAAACGTTATTGCCGTTCCGATTTCAACTTTACCTTCTGTGATCTTTCCAAGCCACTGTTTGTCTGTATACTGTGCTGCTCGTTCGTAGCTCTGTGCCAAAAGGTCTTTCGTGTGTGTCAGCCATAGAGTTTTGTGTCCGATCATGCCAGCAAGTGCAATTCCCATCTGCGTCTTTCCACTCCCGGCAGGAGATTGTAAAATTCCGTATTGCGCTTCTTTCATCTTTTCTACAGCTATCTTCTGATAGTCGTAAAGCGGTACTTCTCCGAATGTTCCTGCGTGCATCGGACTCTTAAAAGAAGTCTCAATGTAACCGGATTGAAGCAAGGGAAGTAGTGGTCTGAGACAGCCAAACGGAACATCTATCCTGTCTCCCAAATCTCCATAGAGAGAGATTGTTCTAGGTGTATTTCCTGTCCAGAATCCGAGTCTTGCTTTCTTTTCATATTCCGGATTATCCAGAACTAGATTATCGTGACACCACTTCTCAACTTCTTTTGTAGGATTTATGATTTCGATGTAACTTCCTACTTTTGCTATCATGTGTACAACTCCAAAAATTCTTTTAAGGTTCTATAGCCTTTCCAGTCCATAGGCTTAATCGCTTTAATATCATGCCGCATCATTACATATGCTTCTGTATATTCGACAAAGTAAATTTTATCGGATTTTTCCAAGTAGCAAGCGAATCCACAAGGACATTCCGTCATGGTACACCAGTACGACATAGCTAAGTACTGGTTGTCTTCTATCCTACTTAAAGAAAATCTATCGTTTTTACAAACTTTTGCGTCAATCAGAATAGCGTTGTACTTGTTTACTGCTATAATGTCGGCAGGCTGTCCAGACTTGTTCTGAACCATATTGTGTGTCCAGAATCCATATCGCTTTAGAATCTCGCACAACTGCTGTTCAAAGCGATTTCCTGTGAGTCTATTATTCATTGCAATACCTCTCTGCACCCACAAGGGGTGCAGATCAAAGATTCAAGAGAAAGACGGGGCGCACGCCGAGAGCGTCAGAAGCGCCGCGGTAGCCCGCATTACCATAGCCGCCGACGTAGGCGAAAATAGCAGCGGAATCTTTTCTTCTGTTCATCATCCAATACCAACACCAGTTATTAGAATCGCATCCTTGAAAAGCAATTCTGTTTCTTCTTGCTTTCATAAGCTCTAACTGTTTTACTGTGACATTAATATCTTCGTAATCATCGTTTGAGCCAAACATTTCTTCAACAAATGGAATTCGTACAGCTTCAACACGATCTCTGAGTCTATCAGGAAGAATATTCATGAACTCGTTCGAATTAAGATACTTGCACAAATCCGAAGCGTCATATCCTCCACGGTTGCTGTCCTCTTCGTTCATTGGTTTTAATTCGCTGAGACAGTCTACCGAAAATCCTACAAACATTCCGTTTGCATGACGATCTACAAGTAACACTTTAATGTGCTCTTTACCTTCCTGCTGAAAATCCAGTACGTCTCCAACTTCGTAGTGCTTAATGAGTGAGATTTCAATACCGTCAATCTTCATTTGCTTTCCTCCACTTATACGGCTTTCCGTATTTTTCTTTGTACCATTTTTCGAACTTTTTACGGTTTTCTTTGTTTTGAAAGTAGGTCTGCACCCACAAGGGGTGCAGATCAAAGATTCAAGAGAAAGACGGGGCGGACGCCGAGAGAGTTACCAGCAAGGCTGTAGTTGCAATTCCCATTGCTGCTGACATAAGCGAAGTCGGTAGCGGAATCTTTTCTTCTGTTCATCATCCAATACCAACACCAGTTATTAGAATCGCATCCTTGAAAAGTAATTCTGTTTCTTCTTGCTTTCATAAGCTCTAACTGTTTTACTGTGACATTAATATCTTCGTAATCATCGTTTGAGCCAAACATTTCTTCAACAAATGGAATTCGTACAGCTTCAACACGATCTCTG